TCTGGCAGCACTCATTCATGCGATGGTGAAGATGGTCCCCGTCGTCTCGGAGTTGTTGAACTTGATGGAGAACGTCTCGCCGCTCGCGAGCGTGACACCGCCTACGCCGTAGTCCCACCAGCCGATAAGCGGATCGTTGACGGCGGTTTGATTCATCAGCACGACGTAGCGGAATGGACCCACCGCACCCGAGGCCGTGATAACGACCTTGGTACCAGTGAGCGTGTAGGTGCCCGACGCCTCAGCTCCGGTGTTCTGGGTGTCGACTGGGCCGGTGTAGCCGTTACCGGTAGCTAGCTCAACCAAATCTGTCTTGATTAGGTCCGCCGCTGCGTCAGGGGCGTTGTTGGTGAGATAAACGTCGAGCTGATCGGTGGAGAGGTTGTGAACCTTCTCCGCAAGGTCCTGAACAAACTGGTTGAACTTGTTGTACGTCGCCATCTCATTTCTCCTTTGTGAACACGAGCCAGTAGATGCCGCCCTTGTAGTCCGAGCGCTTGATCGTCTCCGAGAGCGTCCAGCCCTTGGGAGCCTCAGGTGGGGTTAGTCGGTAGTTCCCGTGACCGAGGATTACGACCTTGCTAGCCAGAGCACACCACCGCGGCAGAAGCTCCGCGCACTGCTCAAACTGACCCGTCCACGGATCGAGAGTGAGGACATCCCACTTCCAGCCACACTCCTCCGCTAGCTCTGTGAAGTCATAAACATCCTCGGTGAGGAACCTCCACTCGTCCGGGTACACCTCGCGCATCTGCTCGAGCTTCTCGCCCTGCACGTCGACGCAGGTACCAACGAGCCCTGCCTTCGCCACCCAGTACGCGTCCTGCATGCCCAGCCACTCGGCGCAGAACAGGCACAGGGCGGTGTCACCGGCGTACTGCTCGAGGTTTGGGTAGACGGTGCCGCAATACAGGTTCTCGATGTCCGCGAACGTCGGTGCGGTCACGGTGCCCACTGAACCTCCATCGGCTCAAAACCGAGCTTGTCCTTGAAGTAGCGCAGCCCGTCTGTCCCAGAGTCGTGGCGGTTGTAAACGAAGTAGCCGCCCTGATCTGACTCCGCACCTACGACGCCCTGAAAGAGCAGGTACATGACATCGTTGGAGAGGTGCTCGCCGTGGCCGAGAATCGAACTGACGAGAGCCAGCTCGCCGGCCCGGTAGAGCCAGAGGTAGGCAACGAGCGTGCCCCGCGTGTCCACGACGCCGTAGGTACGGATTGCGTGCCGGTGACAGGAGTAGACCGGCAACGGCATGAAGTTTTGTTCCTCGCGGTAGCCAGCGGTCATAGGCCGCCCCTGGCGCTGGTCTAGTGACGTGTTGATGAGGTGGATATCGTGGCCGTACTCCTCGCGCCGAATCTCTCGGAATTGGTAGCCGAGGTTCTTCGCGTGGTTGGCACGGCGGCGGGCGGTGCGATGCGTGTCGCGCCAATCCTCCACCGACGACACAGGCAGCACCGAGCACGTCTCGTAACCCTGCATGAGCTGCAAGAGAAGCGGGCGGGCCAGTGACGCGCATGGCTCCTCGTGGTGCGCCTCGAGCGACACCCGGACTCCTACGAGAGTCTCCGTCACGACCTCGCCGGAATCACTAGAAACCGCCAGGTCAGCCCGAGGAACGTCCGTGTTCCATCCCAGTTCGGGTGTCGCTCTAATCCGTTATGGGGAGCTACGAGGCTGACATCGGTAGCCAGCCCGCCGAGCGTAGGATCGTCGTAGAGAGCCTGAACGACTGAGATGGTGCTCGCCGGGTCTGCGAACTCAACCAGGAGATCCTGGTTTGCCATGTTGTCAAGAGGATTGACCAGCGCACGCACGGCAATGATGTGCGCTTCCCCCTCGTCTATATAGGTCGCAGCGAAGTTGGCTGTAGCGGGATCGCTCGATGGGCTTCCCAGAGACAGGTCGATGGTGGGGGGTGTTGGATTCAACACCAAGCGAGGCTCGACTTGGATGGGCAAATCTGCCTCGCTATCCATCGTTTCCCGTATCTGATCTGCCGCCGCTTCCAGCAACAACTGGAGCGAGCTCAAGCGATCCCCTCCCTAGGCGATACCCCACTGGCTCTTGAGGGGAGCCAGGTCGTAGGCGTACTTGTCCCAGGAGTTACGTGCAAGATGGACGGCCCCCATGTCCGAGCCGATGCCGGCGATGCCGGTAGGCACTTCCTGCAGGAACCACAATTCGGCAGCACGGCGCAGACACACCTGCTCGGCTATTGCGCCTTGCTCGGCAGTGAGTACCGCCGTCGCGCTCAGGTCGATCTCTGCGTCGATCTCGCCCGTAGCGGCGTCAAGAACGCGCTCGAGAGCGGCCGTCTGCTCCGAGGTCGGGGTCCTGATCTTCAGGATTGCCGCTAGTTCTGTTGCTTCTGCGTATGCCATGTTTTAGGCGGTTCCGGGGGGCGTCTCATAACCGCCCCCCGTCACCATTTGGCGATTAGCTCGCCGTCGTGATCAGAGCGAACGCCCCGTCGTCGACGACTGCAGCTTCGAACGCACCGATGAGGCCAACCTCGACTCCACCGATGGCGGGCTCGACGACCTGCATCTCGACCGGAGCGCCAGGCGTCTCGGCCACGAGCAGAGCGTCGATGTCTCCGACGATGATCTCGCCCGCGTTGAGCCCCGGCGAGACGATGACGCGCAGCGGTCCAATGCCCGACTGCCCAACGTCCACGAACTGAGTGAACGCGTCGGAGGTAAGCCCGAGCATGAACCCGAAGCGGTCGGGGGCCATGATGATGCTGTCCGCCGTCCGTCCGGAGTTCGCGTACACCTCGCCGTAGCCAGCGCCCACCGCAGTCATGAACTGTGCGAACGTCGGAGTGGCAGCGAGGGTCGTTGCGATGTTGTTGAGGAACGCCGAAGCCGAGACGACCGTGCCGGCGTCGTCTTCGGTCTTCTGCGCGTAGTCCGCAGCCACGAGGTCGAACCACAGGCGAAGGGCACTCGGGGTCGACCAGTTGATCGCCTGCCAAGAGAGGTCGCCCCCGCCCAGGTAGGTCGATGCGGTCTTGGTGACCATCGAGATTGCCATGCCCGTGTTGCCGGCCTCGGTCTTCTGCGTGGCCTGCACAGCCACGACCGGCGACGTGTCGACCTGCGGATACGTCAGCGTCCCGCGCTCCAGGTCGACCCGCTGCGCCGCGTTCACCAGCGGCCGATCGCGGTTGACGATCTGGAAGATTTGCGCGATGTGCTGCGGGGGGGTAAGTCCCGCGACGTTCGAGGAAAGCGTATTGGCGGGAGCACGGACTAGCTGCAGCCGCTGGTTCGCGTTCTCGATCTCGTCGTCGGTCACACCCCACTGGCGCGTGATGCGCCGGACTTCCGCGACGTTCTGGGAAGCGATGAAGAAGTCCCAGATATACGCGTTCTTGTCGCGGTAAACGGTTCCGTCGTCCTCGAGCTCGACGCCCGGAAGGGCACCGGTCAGGGCACGACGAATCGCCTTGGACTGCTCGACCGCCTTGTTATCGCGCTCGATCTCGGCAACAAGCTCGGTGACCTCCTCGTCACGCGCTGCGGCGAGCTCGCGGAGCTCGCGCAGCAGCTTCTTGTCGTCGTCGGTGGCGGTCGTGTCCTCGCGGCTTGCGATGTCCGCAAGGCGTACCTCGTGACGGGAGCGGTACTCATCGCGCTCCTGCATGAGGTTCTTGAGCCGAAGCTCTGCCTGAGTAGGCATCAGCCTCACACCTCCGTGTTGAGTTTGTCGGTGTGGCGGGTGCCGTCTTCGGGGGTGCCGGGCTGTGCCGGGGTGCCCGTTTCGTCGGGGTGCGCCTCGTATCGCTGCGGCAGTTGAATTCCGAGCCGTCTGCAGCGTTCAATCAGCTCGGGGTCAGGGTCGGGAAATTGGAGTTCCTCGTCGAGCTCGTCCACGATCTGCTCGCGAACTGTGAGTACCTGGGCACCGGCAAACGCTCCCCGGCGACAGAATGCGAAGCCGGTGAGGTTGGCCTTGATGCGCTGAACTACTCCGGTCGACGAGCGGATAGCCCCCTTCTTGGCGGGCTCCGCTTCGAGTGACACGGCCGGTAGCGCACCGTCGCGCAGGAGCTCGAGCGCCGTCTCACCCTGAACGGTGTTGTGAATCTTGGCGGTGACGTGGTAGCCGTCCGACTCGGAGCGAAGCGATGTTCCGTGGCCCACAACATCGACTACGTGCTGCGAGTGGCCGTAGCGAGCGTGAATGCGGTTGGCAGCGTTCAACTGATGATCGAACACACCCGGCATCCACTCCTCGTCGTAGAACGTCCGCCCGTCGTCGGACACGCGGGCAACCTCCCCGAACGGGACGAGCCGCACATCGACCATGCGCCCTTCCACTTCGAGCCCGGTAGCTACGAACTCCCTAACGAGAAACGCCCTCTCGGGCGTCTCGGTCTTGTCTGTCTCCGTGGCACTCATGCGCCACCTCCAATCGCTGTTAGCGGTCGCGGCTGTTGCGCCGGTGACGCTTTGGCGACCTGGGAAGCCTGTGTGTCATCCTCGCCCGTCATCTCGTCCAGCGGCAGGAACGTGTCCGCAGCATCGAAGTCCACCCACTGCCCGGCCGGGAGCATCTGCGCCGAGAACGCATTGGCGATGCGAGTCGCTGTCGGGCGAAGCTCGAAGCGCCACCACATCTCACCCAGCGCAGCGGGATTCTGATAGGTAAGCCCACCCTGGAGCGCCATGTTCAGAAGCACCGAGGGAACTCCAAACGCGGTGGCGATGGCCTTGGCGTTGAACTCCTGCGTGTCGAGTAGGGCCATGTCCTTTGGATCAAAAGACGTGCTAACCCAGTCGAGCTCAGGCGGGAATACGGGAGTGCGCCCAGCCTCACGGCCTGCGTCCCACTGCTCCGAGATGTCCACAGCCTGCCCGGAGTCAAGCTTGCGAAGAGACTTGATATAGCCCGGTGGCACGCCACCCGTGTTGACCTTCATGGACTGGTTTCCGGCAGCGAGCAGTCCCCATGCTGTCTGTGCGTAAGCGCGAAGCGCCGAAGTTCCATGCGGCGCAGTGGAGGGGTTGCGGTCGATCTGCACGATGCGCCGAGCGTCGAGAATGTCGCTGTCGGCTGCTCCAAAGCGGTACTCGCGAGAGCCGTTTTCTCCGGTCTTGATGTTCATAAACTCGGACGGCAGCACCGTCCAGGTGCGCGGGAAACCATCCGCGTAGGTGGACGTGACCCACAGGCAGGCAAAGCCCCAGCCGTAGATAAGAGAAACAATGGAATGCAGAGCGTCCCCGATTCCGTTCGGATACCAGTTCGGATCTGGGCTCGATACCCACGCCGGCTGTGGTGTGCCGTCGCTCGGGCCGTGGAAGTGCAGAGGCATGGACGCGATCTGCTGCGAGTTGAGCTGCATACAGCGATTCGCTACCCACACCCGGTCTGCGAGTTTGGCGTCACCAGGCCAATAGCCACTAGACGACATCCCGTTTTCCGCGAAGAACGAGGGG